CAAATGCCTATTTGAACGGTGGAAGAATAAACCTATGTCAATATGGCTTTTCTCCGCCAGCAAGGATGCCGCAAAGCGTCGGCTTCAAGAAGTGTCGGAGGATATGCGTAATCATCCCGAATTACGCAAATTGCTTGATGAGAGGCGCAGTAAGAAAGACGAACTTCATTTTACAAACGGCTCGTGGATTAAAGCAACCGGTGTAGGGTCTGCTATTCGTGGAGAACACCCCGCGTGTGTGGCGCTTGACGATGTTCTCGCTGACCTCGGTGATACCAGCATGGATTCGGTTACATCGTGGTTTAGAGAAGTTATCACCCCCATGCTTGACCCCGGTTCAGCGTTATATGTTGTAGGAACACCAATGTCCCTAAATGACCTATACCATACAGAAATGTTAACCGAAGCCGCACAAGCCGTATGGAAATCCGGCACTTGGTCTGCAATACCAAATTGGGATGAGAATAAAGCCGACCCTACAATCCCCCTCAAATGTCTATGGCCGGAGTTTCGCCCATTAGACTTCCTCTTGGAACAGAAAATCAGCATGAACGATGAGTTGGCCTTCGTTCAAGAGTATTTGTGTAAGGTTGTTGATGATGACGCTCAAGTTTTCAAAAGAAGCGACATAAGGCAAAATATGAATATGGACACTATCTTGTCCTACGAAGTGCAGGATAGTAGCGAAAGGTATGTCATCGGCTTTGACCCCGCACATGGTATAGGAAAAGATTATTCTGTTATGATAGTATTACGCCAAGATGCGCAGGGAAGCATACATTTTGTTAATATGTGGAGGCGCAACGACTTCCCGCCCGACAAACAAGCCGACGCTATTATTGAATGGTGTTCTCGCTATAATAACCCAACACTTGCGGCTGAGGATGTAGGGTTTCAGCGACTCTATGAAGCCTTACTCCGTCAAAAGGGTGCGCGAATGGAGTTTGTGCCGAGCAAGGCGTCAAATAAAGGATTAAAGCAGGGACTTCTAAATCGCCTTCGCACTTGGTTTGAACAGGGTAAGTTTGAGTGGCCTTATGGGGATATTGCTACTCGCGACACCGTTAATATCATTCTCCATGAATTAGAACACCATGTGTGGAAAGCCGGTGAAATAACAGATATTGGGAAACATAATGATACTGTCATGGCTCTCGCACACGCAATAGACCAATTTAACGATATTACCGCCCCCCCTGCCCCTGTAATTACCGGAATAACGAACCTCAAGTCGTGGAAAGGGAAAGAAAAGCCTTCTCGTCCAAATCGCACCAGCGGCAAACATGTTTCACTTTTTTAGGAAATCATAATATACTACTATAACTATTTGGTATTATGGTAAAAGAGGTTGATGGGGACACTTGGGAGGGTTTTTGGGATGCTATAACGGGGACAGACCCCTTTACAGTATGTTACGACGAACTTTTCAATGTTTGTTATACTGCCCCCGGTTACGGCTCATATACTTTACTTTTCTTGGGGATATTTGAAATAACATGTTGGACAGTAGGATTACGCATACTATACCGTAAGGTGCGTGAAAACCGTGAAAGAAAGCGTCGTAATGAACTTGATGACAAGAATAGACCTTGTGAGGGACAAAGTGGACACCTTGACAAAGAATGTTGAGCGTAATATCGCCGACTCGGAACAAACCAACACCCGCCTTACTAATCTTGAAACTGCATCGTTAGCCATGACAGACACTCTTTGCATAATATCAGCAGACCTACAAGAAATAAAAGATGGGCCTGTATATGCGCTTGACAAATACATTTCTCGCAAAGTAGCAACATATACAATGGGTATGGGTTCGTTTGGTGCGCTCATGTGGTTAATAACAATTGCATTGTTTCCTTAAAGGCAACCTTCAAATAACAAAGCATCATATTTAGCCATATGGATTGGCGAAGCCTGTTTAGGCGCAACATAACGGCGGAACAAGAAGTTCCTGTTGAACAAATATACACTAAATCTAAAGTTCCCTTTGCGGTAGCCGCAGGACTAAGTGATATTTTTAAGGACACAGAAGGATTCCGACAAGACTCTAATTACGATACTGACTTTGACTTGTATGATGCTATGCTGATATACGACCCCGAACTTAACGGTGCGGTTAGAAATATCAGTTTAACTGCAAATAAATACGAAGTTGACTACAAAAAGGCAAAAAATAGTAAAATCCGTTCCGCTATTCGGGAACTTGTTGAAGAAACTCTTGACTTTGATGATGTTTTAATCAATTCTATGCGAAACCTTATGGTTTATGGAAATGACATAAATAAACTCGTAGGTAGGGGAGGGGAAGGAATACTTGCCGTTCAATCATTACCTATTAGCCAAATTACAATCACCGACACACGGTCAATACCTTTTAGTGCTGGTAAAGATAACCCAATTATGTCTGCCGAGTCTTACATATTCCGTGAGCAGAAAATAGATACGCAAATCTTCCCTGCCTCCGAAATCCTCCACCTACGCATAGATTACCGTTCTTATTGGTTTGAGGACGCGTTAGGCCGATGGTCTTATGGAGTATGGGGCGCATCCCGTTTTTCATCCCTTAAGCAAGCAATCCGAGCCAAGTATAATTCTATGAATAATCGTATTGCTCTTGAAGATAGTATGACAAAGCAATACATCACTATTGACGAAAAGGCCGTTGAGCATGTTACCGACCCTGTGGAACAACGAGAGCGTCTTGAGTTCATTATGAAGAAAGTTGGGGCGCTACTTGACAACCTACGAGCAGACCAAGTGCCTATACTGCCCCACTATGTGCAAATGCACCATGTTGACCTAAAGAACACAATACCCGACAACGCTGGCTTCCTTGATTCCGTAAATGCGGACATATCATCGGTGCTTCATGTCCCTCGTGTTTCTATGGGTCAAGAGCGTGGGTCAACATTCGCCGCAACATTCAATGCTAACCAATGGTCGGTTCAAGCAATACGCCGCCTCCAAGACATAGTGGCTCAAGGAATAAGAACTTTGTTTTCAAAACATCTTAACCTTCTCGGTATTGAACATAAGAGAAGTGATATTCCCCCACTACAATTTGGTGCAGTTGATGAAGAAACACCATACCAACAGATGCAAAGAGCCAATCTTGGCTATTCATCCGGCATCCTTACCCTTAACCAATCCCTTGACATACTAAATTATCCAAATGACCCCGAAGGGGATGAAAGAAAAGAAGGCCCATCACCCAATATGGGCGAACAACCTCGTGAGAATGAAGTTATTGATGATGAAGATAAAGACGAAATATAAGGTGATATTATGAAAACAGAAATAAAACAAATTGAAACGCCAGCAGTAGCGGTAACGCTTGACCTTAGCATAAATGAAGTGGTAACTATTCTTGAAGCAAATACCGGTAAAACAATAATGCGTATAAGCGGTATAGCATTTCACGCAGGCGTTAACAAAAATGGTTGGGCTTTGACACATGAAGGTGCGCTATCATCTGTTGAGCAGATGAAAGGTGCTGATTTAACTTTGCACCATCCCGAAGCCGAACATGGTCGCTTTAAGCGTAATATGGATGGTGGGGTTGAAGAAGCAACCGTTGGTGTTGTAACCGAAGCCACTCTTGAATTAGAAGAAAACGGTTATACTGTGCGTTATGTCGCCGAAGTTCACCGTTCCGAACTATTTGAGGCGTTAGAGTCCGGTCTATGGTTGCGTCCCGAATACGGGGTATCAATTGGGGGAACAGGAGTCCCTACTAAGGTAGTATCGCATGATGATGGAACACATGAAATGTGGTTCGGTGCTTCTTTTGAGTTTGACCACCTTGCTATCGTGCATCACCCTGCTTACGAAAAGGCCAACATTGAAACAGTTGAGCGTGTTGAAGTTGAGTCAGCAGAAACTATTATAAGTGGGGCGGACGATACAACCATTCAGTCCGAAACGGTGAGCAATATGACCGAAGAAAATGATAACAACGAAATTATGGCCGAAATGGAAGCCTTGAAGGCTGAAATGGTATTACGAGATGCTCGCATAGCCGAGTTTGAAGCATATGAGGCTTCTCGTGCAGAAGAAAAGAGAACTTCTCTTGTATCAAAAGCAAGCGAACTTGGTCTAAACGGCCACGACGATTTCTCAACAGAAACCCTTGAATCCCTTATCGCATCTTGGGAAGCAAGCCGCCCAGCACCGGTTGAAGAACCTGTCGCTGAGATGAAGCCTGCTACCCCTGCATCAACAGAAGCAATTGTCGCTTCCGAAGAACCAAAGGAAACAATGGTAGCAAATTACCTTAATGGTGAAATTGAAGAAACATCCGAATCCCTATACGAGAGAGCCTACAACGCTTGGGCATCAGCATACAATAAGTGTGTTGACAAGAACGGCGTGCAGGCTGGAAAGTATGTGGACATAAAAAATGAAATACACAACAGGTGGTGAATAATATGACTTACGCAAGTGGAACAGAAGCAATAAATTATACCCTTGAGGATGCAACGACCGTTAGCGGCGCTGGATTACTCTTGAAAGCAGGGTCAACCGCAAACAAGGTTGACTTGACAGGCTCGGCAGGAAGCGATGTAGCATTCCTTGTGAGTGCTGATGAATCAAGCCGTGATGCAGACGGCACTTTAGTAGCCGCTGATGCAACAGTAGCCGCCTACCCATTGGGAGGCGTTCTCTTAGTCCAAGCAGAAGCACTAACCTTTGCTTTCGGAGATTTAGTCTATGCGTCTGGTAGCGGATTAGCAGACAAAACATCGGGAAGTCAAAAACTAATTGGCGTCTATGTAGGTAGTGGAGAAACTACTACATCCGGCGACTTAATTCCGGTTAATACGGCAGGTGCAGTAACCGCTTGAAGGAGATGATGATATGACAAATAAAAGCCTTGAACAAATCGTATATGCAGATAGCGCAACCACCTCAGACACCGGCCCATTCGGCAAGGGTCAAGTGGTTTTGGAACAAACCCTTCGGGACTTTATTCAATTACAGTCCACAACCATAGCAATTGGAACTCAAATTATTGGTGTTCGCACCGTTAATTGGATGACATTTAAGTGGTTCACCGGTGCACAGGGAACATTTACCTACCCATTGGACGACAACGCAGTAGTTGACCCAACCAACATTGGAACTGCTAACTACTCAACCGTCTTAGCAAAGGGACAAGGTCGTGTTGTTTTCCTTGACTCCACACTACTTCGTGGCGAATCATGGGATAATTTGAGCCGTCAACAAATGGCTATCATCCAAGCCCGTGCAGACTCCATTGACAACAAGATTCTAACAGACCTTGTTGCTGGTGCAGGTCAAACCCAAGCCGCAACTGCGATTTGGGGAACAGGTAGCGCAGATGAAGAAAAAGACATTCTTGACGCTATGGACTTAATTTTCGCAAACGGTCGTGTAAGCGGCAACGAACCATTGGCTCTTGTAGTCCCTGCTTCAACCCGTAGTGTTCTAATGAACACACAACTATACGGTAATGTCGTTGAATCCCTTGAGGAACATGTAGGCAGAATCGCAAACATGAGAATCTATTACACCCGTGATTACGGAAGTAGTGGTGCAATAGGAACAAGCGCACTT